ATATATTTTCCATCTCATCAAAAATAGCAGTGTCAACTTTACCTTTCATTAAGCTTCCTAATTTCTCAAAAATATTATCTTTTCCACCAATAACTTCAACTGCTTTATTGATGTCATATATATTATTTACAAGTTTTGCACTATTTATATCTTCTGAAGCACTAGCTAGACGTTTCAATCCATTTGACACTTCTATCAAACCATCGATAACTTGTACATATGTCGATGCAGTAAAAGTACCTATTATTCCTTTGAATAAAGATGAAATTTTTCCAATACTGGATTTCGCCATATAGCTTAAAACTTCTTCTAAACTCTCAAGCTTATTTTTAACACTTGTAATATCTTCAGGAACCTTTTTATTCAATTGGTTAATTGATTCAGAAACTAGCATTAATTCTCCTGCTAGTAGTGCTACAGCTGCCAAACCAGCGATTGCTGCAGGGAATGTAGCAATACTTAAACCACCTATTACTCCAACTAAAAGACCCATTGCACCAATTGCTATACCGATATTAGCAACCTTTTTAGCTATTGTTGCAATATCTGAAGGTACTTTTTCATTTAATTGTGATAGTGCTTCGCTTGCAATCATTAATTCTAGTGATAGGAGTGCTACACTAGCTAATCCTGATATAGCCATCATTGGATTAGCAGATGAAAAAGCGCCTGCAATAACAACTAATCCTGCCATAGCCCCGATTGCAATTGATAAACTCCCTAGTTTCTTAGCGACAATTCCAATATTGTTTGGTACTTTCTCATTGAGTTGGTTCATCGCTTCACTTGCAATCATTAAATCTACTGAGATTAATGCAATACTTGCAATCCCTTTTAAATTATCAGTAAAATTTAATTTACTAGCTATAAAAGCCAGACCCCCAATTGCACTGATAGCCAGACTCATGCTCGCTGTTTTTTTAGCTAGCCCTGTAAAATCATTTGGTATTTTTTCATCTAGTTGTTTCATTGCTTCTGCGCCTTCTTCAAGCACTTTTATTGCTCCGAATAATAACGCAAGGTTACCAGCATTTTTTAAAAAACCAGTCCCAATAGATTTTAAACTCTCTAATGGTTTTACGATTTCTGATGCTCCTCCACCTTTACCGAATTTAGGCAATTTTATTTTACCGAATACTCCAAAAACTTTGGATAATATAGAAAGCCCTTTGGCACTAATAGCTATAAACTTTAAAGCTACCCCAAATTCAAATAATCGTGGAATAAATGCACCTAGGCCTTTCAAAGTATCTCCCTTACCTAAAAATTCAAATATAGGTTTCAATAGATTGAATAATCCAACAGCATCATCTTTTACACCCTTTATTCCTTTACCTAGTCCCTCAAAAAATGAAGCATAATCAATAGTGCTTAAAAATTTCACTACTTTGTCAAAAAAACGAAATATATCATCTGAATGTTCTTCTGCAAAAGCTCCTATTTTTTTTAAATTATCTTCGAAAGCAGCACCAATTTTTCCAAATACACCTGCAATTCCTCCCAGGCCTTTATCCTTCGCCATCTTATCAAATGTATCGATAATCGAGGTCACTCCACGTGTTATAGCTGAATTCATAATAGACATACCAGTTCGAACGCCACCAACAGAATTTCTAGCTTGTTCTTCAAATGATTTGAATCCTTCTGCCCCGTTTTTATTCATCTCCACAATTCTATCCATAAATTGATCCATAGAGATATTTCCATTTCTTAAAGCTTCTCCCAATTGATCAGATGTTAAACCAAAACTCTTCCCGATTTGATCCACTTGGGCAGGCATTGCTGTTAGTAGCGAGCGCCATTCTATCATGTCTGGTTTACCTTTAGAATAAGATTGAGATATTTGCTCAAGTGCGCTTGATTGTATTTCTCGTGACATGCCACCCGCTAAAATTGCATTATTTAATGCCAAGAATATATCCGCAGATTTCTGTACATCTTTATTATTTGCTGTAAACCTTTGTACTGAAGCAACAGCATCATCTAAAGTTGTAGGCAAGCCATTTAGCCCTTTTACAAGTTTGCTTTTGGCGATATCGGCTTGGTCGGCTGAAATATTCATATTTGACATTACTTTTTCAAAGTTATTTAAAGTATCTAATCTTGAAATAGAACCATCGATAGAATTTGTAATCATACTAGTTGCCTTATCAACAGCCTTTACAGCTAGTCCTACACCAAGCATTTGATTTAGTTTGGATGTTAAAGGATTGAATGCTCCTAATATTTTATTGCTTGCATTGTTAGCTAGCCCGCTCAACTTATCTAGATTTGATGAAACATTTATCTTGTAGGTCCGTTCACTCATACTTCGAAGACTATTTTGTAATTTTCGACTCTCTTCTCCAGTTTCTCCTAGACCACGACTATCAATTTGTAACATAGCCTTGCGATTATTCAATCGACTAATCTCATTGTCTAGTTTACGAAGTTGTGCTTCTGAACCTTGCAACTGAGTTGTTACTATTTGTAAATTTGCTTTCCTAGATTGTAGTTGTTTAATTTGTTGATTTAAGGTTGATATTTTTTCTTTTGCATCTTTAGTATTTACATCTGCCTTAATGGTTGCTTTCTGTGCTTGCAATTTTTTTATATCAACATTAATATTTTTTATTTCTTCTTTTGCTTTTTTTAGTTTCGTAGTATTCCACTCGATAGCAGGGCGTTGACCTTTTAGTTTAGCTATTCGTCGATCTAAACTATCTAGTTCTTTTTCTATATCTTTAATATTGTCCTTAATACGAATGGAGATATTTTCAACGGCCAATTATTCCACCTCCTCCAGCTCATCTTGCGATATAAATTGAACAACAAATGGTTGTGGTTGCTTAGGTTTTGGTGCATTTTCTTGTGACGACTTCCAATCCATAAAGTTTTGATAACTTTGCTCATTAGCATAATGGCCATATGCTACAATCAATTCAGAAACGCCCCAACCACTCAATACATGGCTGGGACGTTGTCCTAAGATTTTTGCTACAAAATGAGCCATATACGAATAATGATTAAACTTAGCAAAATACGTTTCTTGCGCTTGTTGTAATGAAACACCATTGTTTAAACTGTCACGCACGATTATCCGAAAAAAGCATCTGCTTCTTTGAACACTTCTGGGTGATTTTCTGTTAATGCAGTAAAAGTTTCAATCACTGAAAATGGAAGCATGTATTCGATTAACTCTTCATCTACACCTAAGAAAGCTGCCACCACTTTATAAAACCCATAAATAACTTCGTCCTCTGATGTTGATAACATTTTAAGAACTTCTCGATCTGTCTTTTCCACAATAGTTACTTTGCCGTCTTCGTCTTTTTGGTAAAACTCCTTCAAAAATGGTTGAATGTTCAAAAGTGCATCTACAATTTTTAAATCATTCATACCTGTTACACTTGCATTACTGTATTCAACTTCGAAAATAACATATTTATCTACAGTAGTTGCTCCATACGGAATTTCTTCAAAGAATTCTTTTGGAACACGAAACTTGATCACATAGTTTTCTTCAACTTTTTGAATCTCGTTTGCGTCACCAACAACAGCAATATTATCGTTGTCAATTACTGCATATGGCTTACTTGTATCCTGAGTTTTATCCATTTTATGTTTCATATCAATTACATCATTTTTTGTAATCATTTTCGTTAAATCGCTTTGTTTCATTACAAAAATCCCCTTTTCTTAAATAATTATTCAATAATTTTCTGAACTTCAAAGAATCGACCATTGTTATCCTTTTGAATAGATACTTCAAATTCAAATGTAGTTTCATCTGTATTACTTAAAGTCGTAGGGAATGAAGTAACTAATACATTGTTGAAAATATAGTTCACTTTCACACCATCTGTCTGAACAGTTGGGAAGAATAGACGTACACGGCGTCCTTCATATGCGTCATCTTCACCGACGTATTGCTCAATAGAAACCTCTTTAGGGTATGCATATAACAATGGCTGTCCGATCAAACGTTCATGAACAATTAAATATCCATCATATTCGCCATGCTTAATAATTTGGTATTGTTTTTCGTTTAATACTGCTACATCTGGGAGGTTGACTTTAGTTAATTCTGCATCAGTAAAGTTACATTCACTTGCAACTAAAGCTTTAGAGAAAGAGCATTCTTGTTTTGATAAACCGTTTAACAAGATATACCCATAACGTCGGCCGTCAATAGTGAGTTCACGAACTTTATCTTTCTCTTTAACAACTGTCCACCCTTTTGATAAATCCCCTCGACGCATAAATGGATTAAGTAACCAGTAGTTTCCGCTTGTTTTGCCACCTGTGAATGTACGAGTAATACTAGCGCTTGATGGATCATACTTAGCACCAAAACATACACTATCGGCAACATCCATAGTCATGTCTCCACCGTATTCTGTAATACATCCAATCGTTACAACTTCATCATTTTGTAATTCTTCGATTGAGTTGTAAAAACTAATCGAAGAAATATGAATTTGTTTTAATGGAATTTCTTCTTCAGTTGTCACAGTAATTGACACATAAACACCACGTTCATTTGCTTGCCAACCTTCGCCTAAAACTTCTTCAGGAACGACTGAAAAATCAATAAAAATAGGATTATAGCCCTTAGTTCCAGTGAATTTTTTTCTATATACATCAGCATTTACAAAACTATTGTCATTAATTGCTGCAATTTTAAATTCGATAGTGTATGTTCCATCTTTTGGCAAATCTAAATAAAAAGTGGTTGCACCAGCATAAAAATCAGTCGCATCAGTAACTTTTTTAAAGGTAGCCCCTAACGGAAATTCGTTGCCTGTAATTAATAATCCACCTGTGTTTCTACATCCTTCTGCTAAGCAATTAAATGCATCCTCTGGTCGTAAATATTTATTGAATGCTGATTTGTCTCCAATGATTTCCAAGTAGTCACTGGTTTTAATTTTTACACAAGAGTCATTGCCCTGTAGAACCGAAAAAAACAGTTCCTGTGCCTTCGTTAATTTGTTAACACCAATCATTGAAAGAACTTGCTCTGTATTACATTTTCCCATGTCTAATTCCTCCTATTATTTTTGATTAACTTGAATAACTCGGATTGCTAGCTGTTCATAGACAATACCGTCTTTTTCATTTAATACTGTTAATTTTCGTGAAATGAATTTATCAATCTTTTCTTTTTCATCCATCTCATTTCCTCCTCCATTTGGGTCAATTACAGTAACTAGAATTTTTGTTAATTCATTCTTATCTGCATCATATTCTGCAACTTCCACTTTACTATCTTTAACAATAGTAGTTTTACTTGTAGAAATAGCATAAATATTTTTTGAATTATCAGGTGTGATCTCATCCACTGCTACGTCGTCTACAAATAATTTAATAGTTACAGCTTTTTCATTATCATACACACCTGTGACTTCAGAATCACCGATTGTATAGTCTTTAGCTGATAACTGATAAGTCGTTTCACCATCTGCTGCTAATGCATTCATTGCACGTTTCGCCATTTGATATACCTCCTATAATTTTGGTCTACGTAACACAGCTCGCTTCAAAAAAGGATCACCTGCGTGGGGTGGTATATAAACACTTTTAGCAAAATGACGTTTGCCATCTTTACCAACCCAACTCAAAGCCTTTGCCTTTCTTGGCCTTATCGTGTAGCCACTATGACCTTTGTAATAAGGAATAGAGTAATCTAAGCCTCCAACATTGCGAGGATCGGATTTCAGTTTCGCGACATCAACTCCTATTAATCTACTCCCGTCACTTTCCTTTTCTATTGTTATCGAATCTCTCAACGCTCCTGTTTTAACGTGAGCTTCTTCTTTTATAATTTTTTCCATTTTTTTTGCATAATTATCTATCTCTTTTTCAATTGATTGAATAACTATCTTTTTTAGTGCCATTTAAAACACTTCCTCGAAATGCCCACTTTCAAGCAAAAACATTCCGTCTGTATCAGTGGTTTCATATTCATGATTAAACTCAACATCTAATCTTTTTCCGCTTGGTAAGAAAAATGTCTTTTCTGTCTTTAAACCACTGGCATACCTTTTCGCTCCACAGGACGAACAACCTGTAGCGCTAATGTGTTCACGAACGCCTAAAAATCGAACTTTCATACTCTAATCCCCCAAATCTGTTCTAGACTTTTACCACAAAGGCTAATAAGACCTAATTGTTTTCGGTAGCTGTCTATTACTAGTTTATTGAGGTAGCTTTCTACTAACTCATCTGTTGTCATCGCTTCATTTGCAATAAAGCCGCTATCTGAATTATCTTGACAAGTAGCACAAGCATGACAATCACAGTTATTCTTGTTGTAAATTACATGAATTAAATCGCAGAAAAGTTGTAATAAACATTGAGGTAACTCTTCAAATCCAGCATCATATAAGACTAGCAACTGGTGTTCTTTTTTACAAACACAACATCCGTTTTCCCTATTTGCATAGTTTCGAATATCAACAAGTAATTTGTCTTTTACAACGCTATAACCAAATTCTTTTTCATCTAATTCTCTAATGATTTCTTTTACACCTTCTCGATGTACAGAAAAAACTCGGAATGATGCTAAAGCAAATGGTGCATAGAATAAATCTAATTCCATAATTCCATCATCACACGAACAAGGTAAGTAATTGTCCATATCAAATACTTCTTGTCTCTCACTCATTAAAAATGTTTCGCAAGGACGTTGAGTCCAACAAGTTAATAAACTTATTAAATGAATTGCTTCTTTAACTGTTTTCTCTAACTTGTTGTCCTCTACATCACAAGGAAAACAATCGCAAAATTCTTTCAGTTGCTCAATGATTTCATCCATAAGGTAAGCACCTTACTTTCTAGGGAGCTAATGTTTCTACATATACTCGATCTAATAAATTAGCTAATGAGTAGGCGTTGATTCCAGCAGCCAAAGGAACATCTGTAATTACAGCTAATCGAGCTACATTATTTGTAACTACACTTCCTAAGTTGTAATAAATATCACATTCTGTTGCGCATCCTTTATTTACATCGTTTGTTGTTGTAAATTGATTGCGAATAATATAGTCTTCAGCAGGACGCAAAGTTGTCCCCAAGAATACACCTACGGATTCACCAGACAATTGCCAAATAACGCCTGTGCCATTTTCAACATCAACTGGTACAGTTTTATCAGGTAAAACTTGTGCTCCTTTATAGAAAATACTTTCTCCGTTAATGGTCCAGCCGTCTGGAAGAATACCGTAACGATTAGGACGAATGGCATTTTTAATGCTTGCTACAGTTAATGGATGAGCTGCAAAAATGAATGATCCACCTAGAACGTCCATGCGATATCCAATAGAATCAAATGCTGCTAAAATATTTGTTCCTTGCATTTTGAAAACTTCTGGGCGTTTTAAAATTTCCATTAATCCATGGAATTTTTTTAAGATAGGTGTTGTAACATCTAGTTGTCCATTAACAATTGTATTGGCAGTATAGAAAGCCATACTTTCACGATTCATGAAATCACGAACTTCTTCATAAGTCTGCCCTGCTTGCTTAAAGAAACCAATTAAATCATTCGATTGAACTTTTAATTTACGGTCCAATAAGTGATTTAACATATCCACACAATCTTTTAAACATAGAATATTAATTGGTGCTTTGCCCCCACATGCTGCAATATCAAAAGGTAACCAACAGCATTCACCTTTAGTATCTTTTGGTGGTGTCGTAAATACATTTAAAGGTGCTTTTAAATAAACATTTCCATCTTCATCAGTTACAGTTGGCAATGAGCCATTTTGCCAAGCGTTCTCAATCATTTGAGATAGGCTTGTGCTTAATAACCAATCAACTAAAGGAAATTGGTTTTGAACTGCTGTTCGCAAGTTATTTAAAGCATAATTATTTCCTTTACCATAACGAGCAGCATTTGTATATTTTTCGATATTATCGACAATGACATCTACAGTAGAGCTTAGTTGTTCCATAACTTGCTCTGTTTGTAACGATTCATTAACGATGGCTTGATTAACTTCTAATACCATCTGTTATTCCCCCCATTTATTTTTAGTAGATCCAGTTGCTTGTGGCAGCGCTGAAACTTCAATACGATTCATCAATTTTTCCAAGCGTTGAACAGCTTTTTCATTTGTTTGTTCTTGCTTCAATTTTTCTTCTTTTAAAGATTTATTTTCAGCACGTAACTGTTCAAGCTCAACAACCATTTTTTCATTTTGCTCCATAGATAAATTATAAAGTTGTTCGAATGTATGGTCTTCTTTTTCGGAAAGTTCCGCTTCAGATTCTTTTTTGTCATTTTCTTCAACATTCTGTTCCTCTGATTTTTTTGTTGCCACTTCAGGTTCTTTGGGCTCTTCTTTTGATTCTGTTTGTTTAGTTTCAGGTTCTTTGATCGTTTCTTGATCATTTTCTTTTTTCTTGCCAAATAAATCTGCTAAAGCCATTTTGTCTGCCTCCTCTGCGGATAAATTTATACCGCTACTATTCACATTACCTACATCTCCAACGATGCCAAATCCCATGATAAAAAGATGTTCAATAACTGGAAATTCATATTCGTAAGATAATTCTTCGTCATAACTTGCCATAAATTCGGCTGAAATACCAATTGTATATGGCATTTTTTGCAAATCTTGGATAACAGATAAGCTTTCATCAATTTTCATATTGACTTCTAATGCTTGACGGTTTTCTCCAATATCTACTAAGCGCAAATCATTTTTAGTCCACTGACCAACAAATATTGGTAACGTAGCAAAATTAATGTGTCCAATATTGATATAGCCAATATAATCATCTTCTAAAGAGTCATAAAATTCTTTTATAGTTCCACGTTTTATATAACTTCGAATACTTCCATCACCGTATAATACTGTTCCTTCATCCAGTAATCGAACCCAGCCAATTTCCTTCAAATCATTATTAGCTAGTTGAACAATGTGGTTCAATGTATGTTGCTGTTTTTCTTCATTATTAAATTCGAAAATTTCGTCTAAATCCTTTTTCATACGTTTTCGTGCTTGCGTTTGAGCATCACGTTTCTTGATAAAATCAAACATGTTACACCTCATCTCTAACAATATCGATGATCTTATAACTTACTTTTTTGATTTTTCCGCCACAACATCCGCCGTTAAAGACTTCAAATTGAATTCCGTTATTTTCGAGCTCAGTAACTAATTTGTCGGAGTAAAGCTTTTCAACACTAGCATTTTCTAATGATTGAATAAATGCTTCATCGTCTCCCAACGGATATCGTTCATCTGGAAGGACACGTATCCAACCAAATTTTTTATATCCGTTTTCTGAACGTACTACATCGATAGACTGAGGGGAACGAATACCGTCAACTAATTTAAAGTAGTTCATTCCTTCGCCCCCTTCTTATTTTTAGCTTTTTTATTAGCTTTTGATTCTACGTCTTCTTCGATAGGTTCAATAATAATCTCTTCTCGTAATGGCTCAATTTTAAATTCTCTACTAGGCTCTTTATTAATGGCATCAATGTAACGAAACATCTCTAAATTGTTTTTAAATTGTTTCATACTGACACTTCCTAGTTTTATTTTTCGCCAGCTTTTTCTTCTGGTTTTGAATTTTCCCCTGGATCAGTTGGATTTTTTGGATTTGGTAAAATATTGGAAATTGGTTCACACTCTACTTCTTCACAAACGATTTCAGGAACATCTACTTCAACCTCTCCAGTAACAGCTGCAGAACATAAACAACCTTCTGTAATTACTGTCATTTTCCCATCAACTTTGATACGAATACCACGTTCAGGATAATTTTCTAATTGAGTTAACGCATTTACTGCTTCGACGCCTTCAACAACATATTGAGCGCCACCTTTTGCGTTAATTGTTACGATTGGTAACTTAATTTTCGCCATAGTTTACACCCCCCTTCAATTATTCGATAATAAATTCAATAGAGCATTTATCGTTTGGATGAGCATTTGGCGTGTCCATCGCTGCGTAATTGTTGATATAACGTTCACCACTGCTCAATTCAACAACTTGACCTTGATACATGAATGGCTCATCAAGAGCTACTGTTACTCCATCCATTGCTCTACACACATCACAGCATCCTGAAAATGCTTTCCATCTCTTTCTAATTTTCTTAGAACGATCAAGTCGAGTTAAATGTTTTGCAGTTTCGATTTGAGCTAATTCTTTAGCTTTTTTTCCATCTGTATTTAAAATTCGATTAAAATATAGAGCAGTTAGAGCTTCACTGTCTTTGTCTTTTTCACTCTGTACAGTCTCACGCATATTTTGCAATGTCAGTTCAATTTTCTTCATGTAATCAAACTTAATTTGAGCATCTTCTACAAACTCACTGGAAATACCAAGTTCATCAGCAAAGTTTTCTTTTTCCATATCATAAAGAGTTAGGAAGTAAGAAACTAATAGCAATAATAGTTCACGTTGCTTTTGTTCATTGCTTGTTGTGGTGTACTCTAAAGCAATATTAGAAACTGATTTCATCTTTGCTTACTTCTTTCACCTTGTCTTTATCGATAGCTTCAAAAACTTTTGCCATTGAAATGTTTGACAATTCTCCAGTAAAATCGTTGATAAATTCAGTATCAGATACATTTCGAATACTTTCGAGATACATCTCTTCTTCACCTTTTTTGCCTTTATTTTTAATAACTAGCGCTTGAACACTTGATGCATAAATTTGACCACTAGACTGTTCTTTAATGGCACGATAGTCTGTTACGATTAAATAAGCATCATTTTCTTTTTTATAACGATTGATAAATAAGATATCTTGAGGAATTGCCGAGAAACTATTTCCCATGTCGGTATACCCCCATCCATCTTTTGTCGGTTTCATTTTCCCTAAATCTACTTGGCCACCACCAACTTTCGCTTCGGCTTGATCGATTTCAACTTTTTTCTCTAAAGAGTCATAATCATAAACCTCACGTCCACCGACTACTGCATATGGTTTTGCTTTCTTTTTTGCTTTGCTTAGATCTTCTAAAATACTCATAACTGAATTTCCTCCTCAATAATTTTATTAGCTAAATCCTCTTTACCTAGTGCTTTAAGTCGCTCAGCAACAGTTAAAACTTTCAATCGCCTATCATTTATATCTGACTGAGATTTTAGTTCATATTTGTCAAAATAGACTTTTGGAACTTTTAAATTATTTGTTAATATGCTCGAAATTTGAGTCGCAATATTTTCACGTAAAGGAATAATTGAATTAAGCATTGCATTATCTATTACTTTTTCCATTGATATATTCCCACTGATTTTACCTAATCCAAGCAGAACATTAGGAACACCGAATACTTGCGCCATAATCTCGCCTTCCTGATTTAAATAACTAAGAAACTCCGTCGCTTTAGTTACACGTGGCAAGTGGTCCATCTTTTTAAAAGCATTTGAAACTGCTAAAACGCTTGTTGAATTGCTGTCTTTTACGAGCTTCATTATTTCTTCAACTTCTTTTTTATATTTATCCTGCCGTCGTTTGGTTGCCGATTCAGTGTCGTTCAAAAAGTTATTTGAGCTTTCTTCATTACTATTGGCATTATCTGCCCAGAAAATTAATCTTCCTGCGCCATCATATTCGATATCATATAGTAGTCGTTTATATACCGAAGCTATAAGCAGGACTCGTTGGATATCCGAATCAAAGACACTCGATCCTTTGGGAGTAGATGTATCAACCCTTAAATTAACGAATTTTTCGGGTGGCAATAAAATATTGTCATTGTTTTTAAAAACAAATATTCCTTTTTTAAAGTATTCTTCTGAATCAATTTCTCCTTCACGGAGATCGACATCTGTAATAGCTCGACCTTTTTTGTCAATAACGAAACCAATCAATTCTTTATATCCGTAATGTTCTTTATTCAATATTTGAGCAACGCCAAAATGATTACACTTTACGTTAATCAATCCATCATCTTTAGATAAAAAACGTAAACCAGATCGACCGTATACAATTGATTCCTTAATTGATTGAACAAGTACGTGATAGTTGGTAACTCCTTCTGGATTCGTTTGACCATATAAAAAGTTATTCAATATTTCATCTTGTTTTTCATCGCCTGTAGTTAAGTTATTAGAAAAAATAAGCTCTACTAACTTACCAAGAACATATTGTGCTGTTGGCAAATTATGAATTAACCAATCATAAAGCTGATAGTTGTTATCACCCTTACCTCTTAAATCGTTTAAATTAAAATCTGGACAACTATTACACATAGTCATCGCTTTTAATAGTTCATCTTTCCCAACTAATTCAGTTTCAGACATTCATTTCCCTCCTTTCATCAAGAATAGATATAGAATCGTTCGTTTAATTTATATAGAATAATCGCATGTAGCGATAGCAGAACTGAATCAAGTGTATCTGGTGAGTGGCCCAACTTAGCTTTGATTTCTTCCTTTGGAACAATGGCTGTTTTTCCGTTAGACTTGATCTTGCTACTTACAAGAACTAGTTCATCTATAACTTCTTCATATACTTTTTCAGTGAAAAATATATTTCTGTTATCAATGTTTTCTTGTAAGTCAATGTGCATTTCAGCACGCTTATTTGCCCCATATTTTGCCGAGTAGTGGTTTTTTTCCACCCTTTCTTTAGTTGTACCAGCACCGAAATTTATGCCGTGTAATTCGAAATCTCCGTTAATATGTGCTAAACCTTCAACAATATAAACACCGTAACCTACGTCGACACATACACCTTTAACTTCAAAATGTTCTATAATCATCAACAATTGAGTAATTATCTTTTTACTAGTCACACCGTCTTGCCAGTCACCTTTTTCAATTTCTATAGTGTCTATAACATGTACTTGTCCTTGTGCATCTAATGCTGATAACGTGGCTTTGATTTTATCTTTTCCTTTATAAGCACTGTCTACACCAAGGAAATACTCCCAATTTTTTTCGGTATGTTCTTCTTCTGTTTGAGGTGTCCCAAACATTCCATCTTCATTTTCGTCTGGAAGCTCACATAAAAAGTAACGTTGGCATGTAGATTTATTTTGAAAAAATTCAGAACTTATTACTTGTTCAATACTTTTAACTCGATCTTCTTCAAAAGCGGTCCTAACATCTGCCCATACAACCAACATGCCTTTTGGAATATTTTCTTGAGTTAGTTTGTCATAAAATCGACCTTTATTATGTGGGTTAGATATTTCAAAAGATAGATAGTTTTTACCATCCACATTTGCAAAATTTCTACGACCAAGCTCAGCATATGTTTCATTTGAGACGAACGCTGATTCATCAATAATATAATCTCCACCACGACCAATCGCTTGGTTTCCAGATTTGTTTCCTTTGAAATGTTCACCTAATGAAATCCCTTCAATCGATCCTCCGCCACTGAAAGAAATCTTTCTTTTGGATAAACCCGTTTGAAGTCTTTCTAGCTTATCAACAGGCTCTAATAATTTTCTTGCAATTGATTCATCAACAGTCTGTAGTGTATCTGTAACATGTTGCATGATAATATCAGTGGTATCTTTTTTACCACCCGCCACGTAACAACGCCGATTGTGATCAGCGAGCCAAACAGCTATTCTCGAACTCAACCAGCTTTTACCATACTGTGAAGGGGTAACGACAATAATGTTGTCATACTCTCCACTTACCACAGCCCCCATTAATAGAGCCTGCGTAAAATATAATCGATCACCATAATATGCTAGACTTTCGGTTGCCCCAATTATGGCTAGTTCTATTGCTTTTTCCATTGATATACTTAATCTCTTGTAGTGAGTTGGAACATAACCTTTTACAAACTTATTGAGTTTTTCTTTGGGCGTTGAACTTTTTAAAAGCTTAATTGTTCTCTTCTGTGCTATTTCCAGTGTCATTATTAAACAGGCCCCTAATGTATTCTTCTGCTACTTTCCGCTTCTCATCAACGCCCACACTCATTTCAACTTCATGCTCTACCTTTGCAGGTTGAATAATATTGGAAATCCAGGATGCTGCTTTGACATCTCCCTTAATTGCTTTTTGCGTCATAGATAAGACCATGGCCATCTCGTTAGTGTTCTCATATCCCATTTCTTTTAGCGTCTTAGCCATTTTAGAGCTTGGTACTTCTGATGATAAAACAATAGAAATAGCTCGTTTCAAGTCAGCTTTTTTTCGTCTAACTTCTCCGCTTGCTTTACCGCCTTTTCTTCCAAGCTCTCTAGCTTCATCCACGCTTCGCTCTGAAAATGGTTTTAAATTATCATTTCTAGCCACCATCAACCACCGCCGTATCATTACCTGATATCTTCACAGCCACTTCTCCTGTGAATGCTTCCCATCTAGCTATAATGACGTCAACATATCTTGGATCTAACTCCATTAAATAGGCTTCTCTTTCATTCTGCTCACATGCTATTAACGTAGTACCAGAACCTCCAAACAAATCTAAAATACAGTCTCCCTGCTTACTGCTATTTTTAATTTGATAATCGAATAGTGCAACTGGCTTCATAGTAGGGTGTTCCTTATTAACTGTAGGCCTGTCAAAATTAAGAATAGTAGTCTGCTTTCTATCTGAATACCAAGAATGACTGCCCCCAGAAGCCCAACCATATAAGCAAGGTTCATGTTTCCAATGGTAATCTTGACGACTTAAAACCATACTATTTTTATTCCAAATCAATTCTTGTTTTACTAAAAACCCAGCTTCTTCTAAAGCAGTATGAAAATTCACTACTTCTGATGAGGCATACCACACATAGAATGAACTTCCTAATTTCATATTATTTATGGCTGCACTAAAAGCTTCATATAAAAATGAATGAAATTCATTCGTTTCTTTACTATCATTTTTAATAGTTAGTGCTTCTTTTCCTTTACCTTCGTACGCTACATTGTATGGAGGATCAGTAATCAAAAGATCGGCTTTTTTATTGCCCATTAATTTTTCTACTTCTAAAGAATTTGTACTGTCCCCGCACATTAAACGGTGCCTTCCTAATTGATAAATATCACCTAATTTGGAAATAGGTTCTGCAGGGAGTTCTTCTTCGAATTCATCTTCAATTACCTCGACTTCTTCACCTTCAATATCTGGTAGGTCAAAACCAAACTCTGTCATATCAAAATCTAAATCTAAATCTGCTAATTCATCTAACTCCGCATTTAATAATTCTTCATCCCATGTAGCAATTTCTCCGACCTTATTATCAGCTAAACGAAAAGCTTTGATTTGCTCTGGAGTCAAGTCATCAGCAATAATTGTAGGTACTTCTTTTAGTCCCAAATACTTAGCAGCTTTTAATCTTGTATGCCCATTTACAATGACATTAGAAGCATCTACCACAATAGGAACTTTAAATCCAAACTTTTCGATACTTTTAGCAACTGCAGTGATAGCACCTTCATTATGTCTGGGATTTTTTTCATAAGGTATCAAATCTTCTGTTTTTTGTACTTTTATATCCATATATGTAGAACCTCCTTGTATTTAAGTATCTAGTGGGATTCGAACCCACGAATGCTAGTTTTGCAAACTAGAGCGTTGCCACTTCGCCATAGATACATGAAGCAAACTTATAGAGCAGTATAAGCTTGCTTGACTAAACGAAACATTTATTGACATACATTTTTTATTTTGTGAATCACTAAAATTCACAATGGACCAGATAGGATTTGAACCTATATTCAGCATCTGCCTACTTCCTTTATATGCACTTAGATATCATTACGCATAACTGATCCATAAAATATGCAACAAAAAAACCGACTGCATAATTTGCAATCGGTTTTGTGTTTTACATATTTTTCTATACTAGTATAATAACATCATTTTTATGACTTTATCCGCCATAAAACCGCAAAAAAACCACAATTTCAGTCAGTCGCACTTTTATAGCATTGAAGCAGACCAGATTCATATGCTTCAGCAAATTCAAGAAGTGCGACACACTTTAACGTTTCCACGTTGCTAACAGAATAACCTAGTTCAGAAGCAATCCAAACATTAGTTTTCTTTTCAACACTGCAGTAAGTATAATACAATAGTTGTCTATTTATCAATGACAATCGGGCCAATGCATTATCTATTTTTAATTTTTCTTTTTCCGCATCAATTTTTCTAATAAAATGCTGTTGAGATCGATGTGTATTTGTGTGCTGAATAGGCACTTCTTTAATTATCGGCGAAGTTATATTAAATTGAGGTGTTCCTGCAATTCTTTGCAGCCGTCTGTATTTTTTTAAAAGATTTCGTGCATTCTGTTTTGTTTTTTTGTCATCAATATCAGGAAATAGCTGCATTTTTTATCCCTCCGTGATACAATATCTATGCAGCGTTTATTTCGGGAACGCTAAATCACACATCCGAATTATATTTGAAGTCGGTTTTTGTTTAATATTTTTTCAAGATGCCAACCACTCGCCGTCTAACGAGTGGTTGTTTTTTTATTGTCTATCATCTTTTAATTTTTCCAGTTCTTCTTCCAATTGTATTTTTTGTTTATATAGCGAACTTACGCACAACGCTAACAAAATAATTACAAGCCATAAGAATTCATTTAGTGTTATCATATCTATTCTCCAGTTAATTAAATATTTTTATTCCTCCAATGCCCAGCCCATTAATTTAACTATTTCAAATACTGCATTCCGCCTTACACCAGTTGAGACACCTAGGTAATTAAATTTCAAAACATCCCAGTCTAGATTATTTGTAACTGTTTCAAAATTCCTAACATCTTCAAACTTCATTGTTCCACCAGTCGGTAGCCATATAATCAAACTTTTTGATTTTTCCATTTATTCATCCTCCACTTTCACAGCAAACGGCCAGTAACGTTCATCAATTGATTTGATTTCTTGTTCTGTGAATTTTACTTGCTCGTAGTTGCCGACAACTTTTTCATTGTTGGACAAATAGAACTGGTTCGTCTCAACATTTTTAACTAAATACTTCTGCAAATACAAAATATCAAACTTCACATAATACAATTGCTCTTTCTCGACTTCGTAGCCGTTAGCTAATGCATCAATCAATAAATCTCCATTTGTCTTAAACCACTTAGAAAATTCAGCAGTTGGCATTGCACTTGAGAAAGAAACTGCGGAACCGATAATGTCTACTTTATCAGAACCCATTGATAAACCTTCTTTGATAAATTCATCGGCAATTTTAGGTAATACAGCTTTTTTCGATTCTTTTAATTGTTTTGCTAAATTAATTGCTCTTTCGTTGGCATAGTCAGCACCTTTCAAATAATCAAGGCTGGCTGTAGAAACTTCTATGCATTCTAATTCTTCAATCAATTCTTGTTTATTCATCTCTTTTCCTCCTTAACTCTAAATGAACGCCCTTCAGCAGAGAACTCATGCGGACTACCAAATTCATCTACTATAACAAACGAATTTTCTAGATAATCAATTGAATCTACTTCAAACCACACAGGATAGCCAACGGACATATCATGCATCCATACTTCTATTTTTGGAATCATCTTCTTCACTCGCTCCCTCCAATAGTTCTGGGTTATCCCATAAATTTCCGATAACTTCGATAGTTTCAAATCCATTACACATAATCGCCGATAAAACATTACTGTCATAATGATAAGTTGGAGGATACTCGATATCGAACGCTGGGTAACCTTCATTACTATAATTTCTGACTGCACTGATATAACTATCTTCTTCGCTTTCTCCATCGGTTACTTTTACTACATCGCCTTCAAAAATTTCAACATCGTTCTTGTCTTTCAGCCCTGTTGATTGCATGAGAACATACTTATCAATCATTCCCCACATGCCATTTTCTAGATTGATAAGAGGCGCTATAAATCCTGTATCATCATCAATAGTCCATTCTACATTTTTATCTTCATCTGGATAATACATTATGTTTTCTTCTACTGAATATGCTCTAAATTTTGGAATCATCTTCTTCACTCGCTTTCTAGAATAAGTTTATTTGTTCATTCGGTTCATAATTTAGCCATAACACTTCAGTACGATTAGACTTTTTCTTTGTCGTAATGCCTACTTTTGTTTGTTGCTTGATAACATTCCAATCTTTTAATCTGTCATTATATAATTCACTATCATAGCCTGACAGAATCACTTTCCCTTGATGATTTATTAAAGTAGTCAATAATTCTTCATGTTGATGGTTGGTAAATCCGTTCTCATAATGATCACTGACCAAGCTTGATGCGATATAGGGAGGATCACAATAAATCAAAGTGTCTGGATCATTATGTTCTTTGATTAATTGTATTCCATCCTTGTTTTCTATTTGAGCATTTTTCAATCTAGCAGCTGCATATCCGATTCTGCTATACATATCCGTCCATTCATAAGCGGTATATGGCCCATTCCAACTTATATTTTTTCTAAATCCAGGCATTGTGACAGTTTTACCACCAACACCAAACCACAAGCGTACAGCCATTCGTCTAGCATCTTCAATAGGATCACTTGAGATTTCATTTGATTTCATGAATTCTTTTCTAGAATAGAGAGTGTGATAAATGAGGTACTGAAGCTTTTCAGGATCATCACGCATCACTCTGAATAAGTTGACTAACCGTGCATCAATATCATTTATTGTTTCAAGAGTTACTCTTGGTTTGTTTAGAAAAACAGCCAGACTACCCATGAATGGTTCTAAATATGCTTTATGTTTAGGCATCTGACTAATTATCAAATCAGACATTCGCCATTTACTACCTGGATAGTTTAAAATTCTTTTCATCATTTCAAAGGAGTAAAGAATTCTTTGTGGTCGACCAAACCTCCATACCTCCTCTGTTATTTTCTTAGTGTTTTTAATTCGTTCCTGACGTTATTTCCTTCACGATTACATACTGGGCATGGTTTAGCTTTCGCATGTCCGTATTTGTCCTTCGTCCAGACAATCCGTTCTCCCTTGCATTTTATGCACGTCATCGTTTTTACCTCGCTTATTGTATGTGCCATTTGCGATAGCTTTTTCTTTAAGTCGACGTTTTTTCTTTTTAATCTTTGAACCTTTTTTACCCATTAATTTTTACCGCCTTCGTCAAATCAAAGCCTAATGCTTTCGGATACCCTTCTACTTCTTCTGGTTCAACATGGTAACGATGATTTTCAATATCCATCTTGCTGGCTTTTGCTACCTTTTCTAAAATGCTACCTGACCAGTTTTTACGATACCCTGCTTTCTTTTTTGACTTTGGATTCACACAACTTCTAGCGCCTTCGTCCGTCGCTTTACAGGGAATTACAAACAATGCTAATCTTGATTCATCTAAATACAATTGAACCCATTCAGGTTTATTTAGTCGTCTCACAACTGGACCGCTTAAAGCTAATCCACTTTTTGAAATTGTAATACACTCTTTTCCTTCTGAACCAAATGTTCCTGGTAATAATAAACTTGCTGTATTGATGTTAAATTTCATACGCTTGTTCTCCTCTACTTTTTTAGTCTTAATTTGGTTGATTACATATTTTTTGCTGATAATCATTTGATTGTTACTATCGCTTATATTTTCTTTGTCTTCCCGATGAACAACAATTATTTTAACGAGTATCGAGTTGTCATAGACTTTCTGAACAATCCCCTGTAATGGATGCTTAAAACGGCTATGAGCTTTAAATTCATAGGTTTTACCAATTTCAAATTCCATATAAATACCTCTCTTAATCTATTATTTTTCATCCATGACTGATTACCCTTTGTTTTTTTATTTCTTTTGTTGGAACTGGATGTTCCAAATACTTCTTTAATTTTTTTAGCCCTCTACCACGATCTTGATTCTTACGCACAACCCATGTGCCAGTTGTTCCAAAATAGTCGACCATCCCGATAGATGTTTTAATTGCAAATTGGTAAGTATCTTCGAAATAGGTGAAAGGAAATCCTAACTCGTTGACGTTTTTCATTGCATCGTTAGCCATTCTACGTTTATGTTTTTTCTTGTTGTTCTTTACATACTCTTGTATATCTTGCCAAGATTCCATTTGCGCTTTCATGAATCAACCTCCAATTTCATTATTTCGAGTTCTGTTCGAGGTCTTAAGCTGTATAGTTTTTGACAAACTATCACAGCAATTTGCCCATCATTTTTGTAAAGAATACCTTCTGCAGCATCCGTGACTGCTTTGAAATAGTTGTCTAAATCTGGCTTTTTATCGCAGTATTTGCGCTCTAATTTTACGTCTAACCGCTTCTGTTTATTACTTAGGGCTGACTTAGGCGCTTGTACATAAAACGTCACGTGTGCCATGATTGGCCCTTTTTCTATCAATTTAGGTTTTGCTCTTCTAAGATAGTTTTTTACTTGTTGCTTATACGTCTTCATGGTGCTATCTTCATAGGCTTGTACATACTTTCCACGTCTAGCAAATCTCGGACGGCTTTGTGGTTTTGGTGTAATTGGTATAGTAATTTTCATATGACCTCCTACGCTGTTTTCAATCGATAATCTTTTGTATTTGTAAACCTATGCATAAATCCATTTGAATGGGTAGCCATTCTTGAGACTATTCTTTCGCCGTAACAATATTGAATTTCTTTTGATTTTAGGTTAGAGGTGATAATTGTTGGCTTATCTATGCGACTTTCCAATATTCCTGTCAGCGTATCAATATCAAAGTTTGATGCTCTACTAAGAATCAGATTGCCTTTTTCATCTCTTTTATTAAAGTCGCCTAGTTCAGCCCCTATATCATCTAGAACTACGACGTCTGCTGCTTTGATTTCGGACATTGCTACACCAGTAATTGCTTTTCGTGCCTCTTCGTCATTCATCGCAAATTTTAACTGTTCTAAAAGCTCTCGATAGCTGACAAATAGTACCTTCTTAGAATAATTACTTTTAACAAGTATTTCGTTGAGACATCCAATTGCTAGATGTGATTTCCCAACCCCAACTCCCCCTGTTAAAATCAGATGGTGTATTTCTCCCAGCAGTGTTTTTTCGCAAAATTCCATACTAATATTTTTAGCTTTGGTTGATTCTTGGTTGCTTGGATAATAATTACTAATTTTTTTATGCAGTGATTTTCTATCCGTTAATACAGATCCGTTTAAAAAATAGTCTTTTGCCTTTTTTATCAGACTAGATTCATAAAGGTTCTTAGCAGTGGTTGCTTCTTTTTTCTTCACTGAACGATAGCCACATTCCATACATACGGGAGGACATCTTGGTGGAGTATCTGGAGTTGGTTCTTTCCATGCTGTCATTGCTCCTCCGCATTCAGGACAAGGGACATCAACTGTAATAAAATGTGTAGCCATTAATTGCTTTAATGCAACTTTAGTATTCATCATTAGCTATTCCTCCTTAAAACAATCCTGAATAATCATTTAGCGGTGGTTCACTATCTCGTTTATTTTTTTGCTTTGATTTTTTATTTACTTTCTTCAAAAAATCTGCATGAGTATTAATTCCGTTAGCTCGCCACTGTTTTAATATTCCAGCAAAATAAGCATATGTTTTTACATTGCTTGAACAAATGTTTATCGCTTCTTTTAGTAAATCCAGATCGCCATTAAAGTCTTTCAAATCATATGCAAGATTTGTCATATTTACAGGAGTAGCAAGACTAACATTTTTTGAATAATAAGCGATTAGCTCCGCTGTTTTTTTGTCTCCTAAAGGATTCTCCAAAAAATCCTTTTCAGACGACAACTGAACGGCAGGTTTTTCTTTATTGTTTTTATTTACTTTACTTTTATCTACTTTACTTTTATTTACTTTACTTTGTTCATTATCGACACCATTAACTAGGGTTTCTTCATCCTTTATGGTGTCATTAACTAAGTAAATGTCGGAAATAACTACTTCTTTCCTTTTTTTAGTGGCTTCGAGATATCTTTTTTGTATTCCGTTAGAAGTCAAAATTTTATACTCATTGAACTTCTCTTGATTAAAAAATCCAACTTGAACGGCCTTATTTACCGTCTCTTCAACTAGACCCTCTTTCGCCCCAACTTCGTCAGCAACTAAGAACATCGTATCTTCATCCCACCCGATGTAATAACCAGTTTCCCGATAAATATTACCCAGCAGGCAAAGTAGTATTTCGACAGTGTAAGGTCCACACGCACGTTTGATTTTACGAACCTTTATATCTCTTAAAAAATCTACAGAAAGCGGAAAGTAGTCAATTCCTTGTTTTAAAGGTCTTGCCATATCTGCCTCCCTCCTATAAATCATTCATATTAGTAAAGTGAGTAATTCGTTGTTGCCCTCTGCAATATTCACACCTACCACACAGTGTTGGTTTTTCTTCGCCATTTTTTACTTTAATAATATGTTCAATATTTTCTTTTAATTGGATCATTTCAAAATGCATCTTGTCTTCATCTAGGGTAATTAGCTTTACTTCAGAAGGAGTCTGCTTTGAAACAGCGGCTATAATTGGTACAAATTCCCTATTATACTTTTGACTAAGCAATTCTTTATAAACTGCCATTTGAAGTACATATCCATAGTTTTCAATGAATGTACAACGCTCCGCGTAGCTATCATTCCATTTACGTTCATGAATATCTTTTGTTGTTTTTATATCAACAAAATAACCATCCTCTAAATTTAGACAATCGATTTTCCCTTTCCAATTTACATTTTCAATTTGCCCTGTAACAATTACTTCTTTTTCCCCTTTATATAAATTCATAAAAGCAGGTTCTTCTTTTAGTCGTTGAATCATTTGTTCAGCTATTTGGAAATCTTTTAGAAGCCCATATGGTTTTCTACTAGAAAACATTTTGTCTTTGTTTTCCTTTTTGAATAGATCATGAATTTTTGATGATTCAAAGTAAGAATGAACATAATTACCAACAAGCAATGCTTTTGGATCTGAACAGGGTAACCAAATTTTTTTTAATCTAGCCATTGTGGCTGCTTCGCATTCATTAAAATTTTTATATTGGCTGACCGACATATAATGCCAGTCAGCTTCAGTTGAATAATAATTTTTATCAGAAAGGGTAAGGGCCGTCTTCGTTTTCAACATCTCCATTTACCTCCCCAGTAGCTAAATAGTTTTTGCTAGGATCAGGAAATTCAATATTTAGCTCTTCTTGTAGATCTTTGTCAGCTTGATTTAAATCAATGGAATCAATCATATCTTGAGCAATTTTTTTATTTTCATCTTGATTAAAAATTGATTTCTCAAGCTTTTCAATATTTGGTGGATTAGGTGTAATATCTTTGCGTGGCTGATTATTATCGTATTCATCTTCTGTTGTTTCATTAATAGCCTTTACGAGTAAATCATTGTCACTACTTGAATTGATAAACATTTTTGCTGCTCTTGATAAAACTGTGCGTTTGGCCATCTCTTGCGGATAATCATTTTGCACATTTTTTGTTTTAGCTTTACTCCATGATTTATCTATTTCTTTTTTTGTCATGATTGTGTAAACTTTGATTCCGTCTGTTTGCTCTACCCAAGCAAATGCCCCAATAATTGGGTTATCTCTGTTCAGAAAACTAGGTTTGAAGTTTGTAACGACGGTTCTACCATCCTCCGATCCTATCTCAAATTCATCTCCTTCGAAGATTACTTCAGCATGTACTTTTTTTACATTAGAAAGTCGTTCCAATATGCTTACTGATCCGAAGTATGATCTCATCAATGTACATTGATCCCCGTAGGGAACAAAGTAGCATTGATTCTTTGCTGGGCTAAGTCCTTGTATTGCCATATTTAGTAAAGCTTTTGACACTGATGTAGGGTGACATTTTTCCAATAATGATTTTCCTTTAGAATTATCGCTAAGAATTAGATATGCTGAGTTTAAAGCATTTCCTACCGAATACCCTGTGGGTAATCTCAATCCTTCACCATGTTGCATTTCCTGAATTCTATTTTGAACACTTACTATTAATTCATTCCCCATTATAATTTCCTCCAATTTCTAAATACTTTTCTCCTAGTCCTACAAATTTTATAGATGTTATTTTTTCTTCCCCAATTTCCTCAATAAAGTCAACAATATCTTGTTGAGTGACAATTGCTTTCTCTGTTTTAATTTTGAGACATCTATTACTCATAACAGTAGTTACTGTATACAATATTTCAAATACACCATCTTCTTGGGCGATGGTTTCTCCCATACTATCCTTGTCGTAATCTGCTGTTTCATCTATTTCTTCCTCATAAAACTCTTCTGGTGGAGTGGTTAAGTATTTATCTAATGCATTTGCTTCTTGAAAGTTCATTGTGATCCCTCCCTTAATTAAAAACATTTTCAATTTCAATGTTGTCTTCTAAGAGTGCTCGTATAACTGTTTCTTTGCGTTTGTTACAAATTTCAGTGGCAACATCGTACCAGGCGCTACTATGATTTTTATTCAGTTCTGTTGTTAAGTCATATCTACTGTTATTTCCACTTTTTGGATCAACTAACCAATCCATACGTGCAATTAACGACGTTGCGTATAATTCCCGTTCTGCACAATTTTCAGTCGCCTCTTTGTACCATTCACCGAATCGGGCTGACATGGTTAGCTTATTGTTGTTTTTTTGCATTTAACTCCCTCCAAATTTATGTTATAATTTTCCTAGTATATTTTTGTTAGTGCCTAAATCGTCTGCAAACGATTGGGCATTTTTTTATTCATCAAACTCACCTGAAGCAATTCTGTTTAATATATCTTGTAAATCTTCTGCATTTTCGATTACAAATGTATGTTGTTGACTATCAGACCTTGCTTCTTTTAATGCTGATACTGCTGATTGTCTAACTTTTTCAACTGATATAGGTAATACTTCGCTTAACTTTTGTTCTTGTATAGCCATACAAAAAGCTACATCTTCAAAATTGCCCTGAATACTGCTTATTGCTTCACCTTCATCACTGACAGTACATAACAATGAAATTTTTTCTTTTTCACATTCATTACCCAATTCTTTGATTAGACTTCTGATTTTTCTATTCAATTAATACACATCCTTTTCAATTTTATTTAAATTTTCTTGATATTTAGCATCATCATATTTCATAAACCAAATTTCAATAATAGGTCCAAGTATTAAAAGTAAATAGTTAAGTGGCATGCTGTTCTTTATTACTAGTCCTAGTATGAAGAATACTAACAAGCTGCCTAATATTCTTGCTTCATATAAACTACGTGGCTTCTTCTTGTTCATTTTTGACTTCCTTTCATCATTAAGTTAGTTTCACGCCATTTAATCTCTCTTTAATTTCTTGTAAAGTATCTTTGATTTTTCGCTCTTTTAATGATTCGTGATACTTTTCTTGGATATTTTCTTTTTCCATTTATTTTCACCTCTTATTTCAATAATTCTGCAGGATCAACATTTAATGCTTTAGCGAGCTTAACAACTGTTTCAATAGTCGGTTTTTCTTTCCCTTCAGTGTCATTTTTAATCCGACTAATAACACACGGTGTAACTCCGCTTGCTTTTGAAAGCTCAGATACCTTCCAAATTTTTTTGGTATCCTCTCTAGGTGTTCCCATCATCATATATAGATTCCTAGAAAGTCTCTTAGACACATCTTGCATACTAATATTTGACTCCAAATTGCTTCCCTCCTTTATTCAATCCATTCTTTATTTTTCCAATAAGGTGTTCTTAATATCATTAAATCCATAAAGGACATCCCTATTAGTTCTAATTGCTTACAAATAAGAGAAACTTCAAACAACAATTCATCTGAATATTCGCTACAATACTGTAATATTGCCTGTTTTTGTTTTTCGGTCAATTCTTCAACTGGAATCGCCATTAAATAATCGATTTCGTTTTCCACTTCGATTTTTTCTCTTTCTCGTTCCTCTTTTTCCTTTAGTACCGAAAGCGCTAATGGCTCTTTTTTTACTTTCACTCCAGTTGCTAGCCCTATTAGGCCCAATAACTCTTGACCTAATGCAAATGCCAACTCACTATCGTTAAATAATTCGTTATAGGCTATAGCACTTTCTGGCGGTACTGGGTAGCCATTAAAGTGACCATTTGTTGTAGTATGTGCAAAATATACTAATTGGGCCACTTGTTTTTGGCTTAATCCTTTTTTAAAAGCTGCTTTTCTTAATTGTTTGTTTAGTTTTATAGATTTCGTCATTTTTACCTCATTTCGTATAATTTGTTATTTCTATCCGACTGCTATAGGTGTATTCTTTTAACAATAGATAGTTAACACCGCTTCTTCTAATTCTTGATCAATGCGATATTTCTCTATTTCATACCAGCGGTTAATACTGGTGTCGCTCATTCCTTTAATAATTTTCTCTACTTCTGAATCTGAATGAGGTGTTACTTGTTTGATAAATTCAATTTTTTCTTTGGTTGTCATTTTGTATCCTCCTAAGCTTACGTATCATTTCGTTACATATCTACTTAAAAAAAATAGTCCAATCGATGGATAAAACATTTGCAATTTTTTTTGCAATTTCTACGCTTGGTCTACGCTTACCACGTTCAATCATGTTGTAATAAGAGCGTTCTATATCAGCTCTTTCAGCTACTTGCTCTTGGGTAAGTTTATTTTTAAGTCTGATGTCGACAAGCCAATCTCGCATATTTCCCCCTCCTTTTATGTGTCACTTAGTTACAACCTCAGTATACGTAACGAAACGTTACTTGTCAATAAAAAAGTAACAAAAAGTTCCATTGTTTTTTGTGTCAATCATAGTAACAACATGTTACTATATTTTTATAGGAGGTGGCACTATGTTTCATGTTAAAATTAAAGAATTAAGAAATGAAAAAAAACTAACCCAACAAGAAGTTGCTGACTATTTAGGAATTACTAGACCAGCATATACAGCTTATGAATCAGGGAAAAGACAACCAGATTTTGAAACTTTACAAAAACTTGCTACACTATTTAATGTCACCACTGATTTCTTACTCGGAAGAAACCACACTCCTGAGTGGGCTAGTAAAGATGAGGTGATTGAATTAGATAAAATATTAAAATCAAATCCAGGAATGACCTATGGATCTGAAATCATGACAGATGAGGATAGAGAACAGATAAATGATTTAATCGCTAGTTATTTTTGGGTAAAAAAACAAAAAGAAGCTCGCAATAAAGATGGGAAGTGATTTCTTTGAAATCAGTAATTTACGATCTTGAAGATATATTTTCTTGGACTGGAAGTTACGATCCATTTGAAATTGCTCACCATCTTGATATTGAATTAGTTTATACTACTAAGCTTCCGATTGGTTATCATGGATTAGCAGTTCCTGAACTTAACACAATATTTATTGCTTCATTTCTAAACGGAAGTAATTATTCTTATTTTGTTTGTGCTCATGAGCTAATACATATAACTGAACATGAGGGGATCAATTCATTTTATAATGCTAATAGGTAT